GGGTGCTCTTGTTTATCGTGCATGGCAAAAGCTTTTTTAATCAGCTTTTTGTCTTCTTTAATATCGTCGTGCTTCATTTCGAACTCCTATGTTGTCACTATCGTTACTGTACCAACTTGCACCGCTGGAATCAAATCATTTTCAGTCAATACAGCATCAAATAATTGTGATCCACCAACAGGGTTCCAGCCCCATTGGAAAACTCTACTGCCTTCACCAATACTACCATCAGCAAGCATGCCCGATGCATAGTAACTCTTGTCTGGCCTTGGGTCTCTCACCCCCTGCGGGTCATCAACAGGGTACATGCCAAGCTGCAACTGAGGCTGATCTGGGTCCCAACAAGCGGGGCACACCTTTAAGTCATAGACTTTGGTCTTGATGATCTCTTTTTTCAGCTCTGTCAGCTTAAATCTGAACCCGCACCGATCACACTCGGCAATCGAGTTCTTGCCGGATGAAAATCGGTTACCCATTAGGAGTATCCTCCCCCAATGTACATTCTTCTGGGCACAAAACGCACCGCAGCCTTTTCATGATCTTCACCAGCCGCCAATTCCCAAGCTTCATCGTACTGAGCCTTCAAAACTTGCAGTCTTTCTAGTGCATTTGGTACTTTTAACGCCATGTAATAGGACAAACCAGCGACTAAACAAGGAATAAACCTAAATGGCACGTCAGCAATGTTGGTTCCGCCCCCAACATCCTGCATTCTGCGCATTCTCCAGTACACAAACTGGTAATTGTTGGCTGCATCAGGGGTTGGCCACACAGTAATGCTGTTTTTCTGGGTCAAATTGATCGCCACATCAGCACTATGAGTAGCAGCAATGGTGTTTTGCTGTCCTCTTGTGCAGTTTAAGATGTAACTTGGGAAGCCATTCGCAGCTGGCTGGAGCTCGTTGTACCCAATCAACTCGTTATCTATGGTTACAAATCCTGCATTTGGCAATCCAACCAAAGTGCTAACCGCAATTGTGGTGTCTGTTGTACCAACAGCAGAGTAAACCGTCACAGCTGTGGGCTGTGTATTGGCTGTCAGACGCTGAATCCACACTTGGATAGGGCGTCCTTGGGTTAATTTATTAGGGATCGTTGCATAAGTCGGCATGCTTATGCGTGTGATCGTCAAATCGGCTTGATTGCTGGGCTGATTGTACTGCGTTCTGATCACATGATCGAGAATATCAACCGTATCATCTGGCAAAGCGTATGTGGGTTGACCTTGAACAAGAGGAATTACATCTTGCTCAAAGGTCCACATATTAATGCCACGATTGGCCCAGTCAGTCAGCAATAGATTCAATGACCGGCGGGCCGTTCTAACATCATATCCCGTACGGGATTCGCCGCCACAACGCTCAAAAGCCTCCTCAACAAGTTCAGGAAGCTGGAGATTAAACGTTGCGACGCCGGATGTGGTTGCCATTTTTATTTTGTTTCAGTGTTACTTGTAACAGCTTCAACTACCTCTGGCTCTTCAGCAGCAACAGGAGCAGGAGCAACAGTGACAACAGGCGCAGCAGCCTCAACAACAGATGCAGGTTCATTTTGTTTAGCCTCAAAAGCCTCAACAAATGCGGCAAACTTTTGTAAAAGTTTATGCTCATAGCCTTCAATAGAATGGCCAGCGTCGCTTAAAAAGTTAGTAAAGTGGTGTTTCATTTTGCGGCTTTCATATTATCAATTAAGTTGGGGTATGGACGACCAGCCTTTTTAGCTGCGGCTTTTGCAGCAGCTTTCTTGGCTGGACTAAGTTTTTTGTGTTTTTTCTTGGGGTTAGGTGTATTCCACACTTCGCCCCCTTTAGCATACACAGATACATCGTTCGGATGATCCTTGCGATGTATCACCTTTTTACCAGGCATCTTTGACGGGCTGATGTCACCCATGCCCCTACTGGCCATCATTTGTACATCCCACCTTTACAAGCCACGATCGTGCCTTTTGTATGGCCTTTTTCGCAGCATCCATCAGCACGCTCAGAAGCGCGGTGGGCCATGCCACCTTTCTTCATCATGCCGCCAGGACGACGAGCAGCCAACATAGGATTAAGTGGTAAACGACCAGCCATAGGAGATCCAGCGATAGGAGCTGCTGCGGCGGGGTTGCGAACTCTGGGCGTCATCATAGGCATGATCGTCTCCTTATTTGGATTCTTGATGCTTGTGCAAATGCTCAACTACTTCATGATGCTTGTGGTGACCAGCAGCATGCTCACCATAGTGGTGGTGGTGATGCTTGTGACCATTTACTTCATGCTCTTTCATGTGGTGAACATGGTGCTTGTGCTCATGATGATGCTCATGGCCAGCTGGATGAATGTGCTTTTCGTGCTCGTGATGTTTCATGATGTCCTCACTTTTTGTGGTGATGAGTCTTGCCGCCACGTTTCATGGCTGGGCCTTTAACGTTGTACAAAGGACCATCACCAATGGTATTGCCCTTCATTTTTTCTTGCAACGCTCTTGTGTGACCGCGCTCTTGAATCTTGTGTTCGCCGTGCTTTTTAATGCCGCCTTCAGTCACTTTGGACATCTTTGCAGTAGTCATGCCGCGTTTTTCTTCAACGCTATGCTTACCAGTTGTTGCTCCACCGGCAGCCATTTTCTTAACGTGACCGCCGTGCTTCATCGCTTCTTTCAAGTGATGATGAGCCATCTTCATGTGATGATGATGCATTTCGTGCTTTTCCATATTTCCACCTTGTTTAAATGTGCGGCCTTTGTCCGCTTTACTGAACTCTTGCCCCACACTTTGCGGGACCCCTACTTTCTTGGCGAACGCTGGGTTATGGGCCACCGCTTCCATGAAATTGTGCTGCTTTTTGCTAGTTGAGGGCATGTTGGTTCTCCATCAATCTATCAATCTTGCTTTCCAACCGGTCCAGCCGATCCAGAACTCTGTTTATATCGGCATGGACTTCTGCTTTCGTCACATACTCTTTTGCTATCTCTTCCCGTGTCCGATTTAGCAAAATAGTTACGCGTTGCAATTCTGCTGATTTCTCTCTCAACACCCAGCCTAGCAAGGCGACAAGTAAGGATAGAACTGCATTCCATACCATCGAGTCCATTATAGGTATCTGCCTTTGGTGTGTCCACGCTCGGCAACACCATCACCACGTTTAGAGGCCATTGTTTTGGATTGTTTTTTGTTAAGAAACTTAACTTTAAATTCTTTATCTCCGCGTTTTTCAGCAGCTTTTAAAGCAGCTACTGCGCTTGGATAATGTTTAATTTTCCCGCCACGTTTCTTGCCCATGCTTTGACTGGCTTCATTGTAAGCGGCCTCGTTTTGAGCTTGTTCTTTTTGCTCTTGACGTTCTTTTTCCATCTCGTAACGCTGAGATGGAGTTATATACGTCTCATCGGGTTCATCGGTACGTTGTGGGTTTACAAAACCTCTACCAGCTCCAGCATTTTTCTTTTCCATATCAGACCATCCTGCCTTTAGTGTGTCCTCTTACAGCGCAGCCATCGGCACATTTCCAAACGCGCAAACTCTTATTGATTCTGCTGTTGGGGTCGTTGGCTGTTTTTGTTGACGTCAATTTCTTTTTCATACCTTCCATCCTGGCACAGAAGCTTTTCTTCCTTGATCCGCCCTCGGGTTGGGGAGCTTTTAAATGCATCCCCTCCTTCCTTGCGGATGCCCGGCCCTTGGCGTTTAAGCCTCCGTTCGGATTCTTCCCTTCCTTGCGTTGCCATGCTGGGGTACTCATGATTACGCCATCGCTTCTTGACAAACAACATTAATCTGAAGATTCACTCCACTGCTATTTGAACAAGTAACCGCAACCGTCAGAATGTCAGTTACGTTACCTCTTACGTTTGTAAGAACAGGGAAGAAGTTGGTCAAATCAAGCTGTTGCAAACCATTAGGAGGGGTTGAGAATGCATACACAACCTCACCGCCAGACAATGATGTAGCAGTCAAATCTTGTTCAGCAAACGAGTTATATGAACCCAATGTGTTCAAAGGTACAAAGTTTGCCTGAGACAAAGATAGCTGATTAGTGGGAGTGCTAGAGATCAACTCAACCAAACAAGTTTGTGAAGAGTTCAATAGCAAAGTTTGTGGCAGTAACTGACCACGATCAATCAATCCAATTTGGTAGTTGTTACCTGATGCAGGAGCATTTGCCATTGGCAAGCCAGTAACAATATCTTGGAATGTAATAGTGCTTACGGTATTTGATGTAATCCTTGCGGTATAAGGAGAAACAATCGTAGCACCAGAACTATAGTTGCCAGGATTCACATTACCCCAGTTAACTGAGATAGCAGTTGTCGATGCAACACCAGCACTATAAACAATATTAACGGAGAAAATACCATTCATACCAGCAGGTGTGGCTCCGCTAATATAGATCACATCACCTTGCTTTAAGTTATGAGCAGAGCTAAACGTGATTGTAGATGTGTAGTTTGTCAAGCCAGCAATAGTAGAACTAGCAGGATTACTGATAGTGCTGACTGAAGGCATGCTTGCTTGGTAGTAAACAAACTTGCCGACAAACTGATTCACACCCCAGTAGTTTGCTGTTGGATTGGTAGTAGCCGTTACACCATTCTGGAGAATGATTGGCAATACCATTGTAGTTGTGCTTGGGATATTTTGGATCAGCCAAGTTTGGGCGGCATATGTTGTCGTGGCAGTTAAAGTTCCAGACAAAGTACCTTGCGCTGAACTCATTTGATAAGTACCAGCTACACCGGGTGTTCCAAATGAAATGCTTGTTCCACTTGTAATCGAAGCAGTCGTAAATGCAGACATCACAATGGTTGTTCCATTGATCTGTTGAACATAAGCGCCAGCAGGAATTCCAGTAGCAGAAACAATTTGACCAATTACAACGCTAGATGCTGAAGTGATTGGAATAATGTTTGCACCTATGGCCACATTAGCTGCCGTAGTTGTTGTAGCTGCGGTTGCTGTTGATGTCAACTGCTGAACAATTGTGCTACCTGCAACTGTACCAGTACCAGATAAAACTGCTCCAGCTTGGAATACCCCAGAAGCTGCGGCAGTAATAGTCAATGTAGTACCAGCAGCACTATAGTTACCAGTAGTAGATGTGCCAACTTCAGTAAAAGAGCTAAGCGTAATGTACTGAGCAGGATTGTTAGCTTGTGCAGTATTAGTCACGGCATAACCATGAGCTGATGCAAAAGTTAATAATGCTTGTCCATTGTTTGCTTGACCAACAACAGAGTTAATAGCTGGTGTAGCACCGCTAGATCCAATAGTCAAAGTGCTATTTGTACCACTAGAAATGGCCGCATTTGTTTGATCAAACTGATCCGTTCCTACAGCTCTCATACGGAAAGACATTGCAGGATATCGAGTGATTGCAGTAGATGGCGATCTAGTCTGCGTCTTAGCATCATTACCATATGAATAGGTAAATCCACGCTGTCTATCAATTGAACCTTCAATCAAAACTGAAACACCGTAGTGAGTCATTACTGAAGGAGCACCTGTTCCGTTGTCTCTTTGCTCGTAGCGAACGGGTAAATTACCTGTGCGGCTCCAAGGTTTGATTTGAGAAACGCCATTGACAATACCATTTCCAGCGCCGACTTGATGAAGAACCCAAGGCTCACCATTAAGAACAACACCCCAACGCAAAGCACCAGCTCCGTACCATGCGTATTCCATCCAAATCATTTGCACTTTGGTCCAGTCAAGAGCATAAATAATGTTCTTGTTTCCGTTCCATTGATCGCAAGGGATAACTTGATCTACAACACCAGCAGAACCTGAGTCAGAACGAATCACGACATACATTGCGCCGGGATTGCTTGCATAAGAAGCGCCTTGTTGCAAAAAGAAAATACCGTTGGAGTCATCAAAAATACCAACGCGTTGTGTTTGTCCGGTTACAGATGCGCCGAAATTAACGTTGGAAGCCATGTAGAAGGTTTTACCGGGCTGGTAACGATGATAAGGACGAGATTGACGAATGGTGATATCGCCGGGAGATGCAGCACCTCCGATGGTCATGGTTACGCCACCAAGACCGGGGTTTTGCACAATTGATGCTTGACCTGATGCATTGTTAATGACGTTTTCCCAACGCAAAGGTTGTACGCCATACTCAAAGTCAGCATCATAAATATTTTGTGATTGACTAACTTTTAACTTACCAACAACATCGCGAAGACGTTGAGGAGCAATAAACTCAGCGGCACCATCAATACCCTGCCAAGCGGTGCTTGGGGTTTGTGTGCCCATATTCGCCGTTTGGTTATTAGGCGAGAAAAAATTAAAAAGATTCAAACCCATTACAAACTCCTTACGTTAAAGAAAGGGGCCGAAGCCCCCCTGACTATCAGTCAAAATTACCGTATGGGTAAGTTGTAAGGTTGCCAATTGTAGGATCAGCTTGTGTGTAACGCACAATGAAATTCAACTTGCCGCCAGTGGGAGCTGCAACGCTTGTACCAGTAATGGACAAGGTGAACACCAACTGAGAGAAGAAGCTAGGCTGTGTACCAACTTGTGGATTCTGAATATCAGAAGTTGTTGCCATCATGTTGATCAAGTTAGTCGCTGTGTAAGTGGTTGACAAACGACCAGCTGTACCAACGCCTGTGCTTGAGGAAATAACAGCAGTACCATATGTAGGTGTGCCGCCACCAGCTGTGTAGTTATTGGAAATAAATACGCTGGTGTTGCTGAGTGTAGCGCCACCTTCGCCAGTAATGGCCAACTGATAGTCAACGATGATGTCTTGAATTGCACTGTTGATTGGCAAATACATCACAGCGCCGCGATACACTTGAGTAGATGCATCAGCAGGGATTGTTTGAGCTGTAGGACCAGAAGTGCTGAATGCTGAGCTGGGAGTGTAAACCACGCCATTTAAATTTGGGATTGAGTTTGCAACCACAAACTGACCAGATCCACCGCTGTAACCAGCAGTACCAACTGTAGAGTTGGAGAGGTCAATGTAACATTCTTGAACTAACTCTGTGTAACCAACGTCACGCAAAGGGCCAAAACGGTTGTCGCCCGATAGGATTGGGCCTTCAAAGGTGGAACGTGCCATGATAATTCCTTATGCAAAAGACTCTTGTTAATCGTTGCATCGTGACCCCTGGGCGGGTTGGCAACAAGAGATAAACTCCCAGATGCCTTAAATATACACTAAATTAAAACGCTGTCAACAGATTTTGTTACTTGTAACAGCAATAAAAAAGGGCCCCTTTTGAGGGCCCTTCCAAACAGGATTTTCGCCTGATTTGATTAATAGGAACCGTAGATTCCCAATGGATCAGACCAGCCGAAGCTATAACGCTCGCGAGACTTGTAACGAACGTTACCAGTATCGAAATCTCCGTCCATAGAGTTCTGCAATGGTGTACGCTCAAAGTGCTTCAAGCCATTGGGAACGTCAGTGGTCAGGAACCAAGCGTTAGGTGCTGTCAAGAAGTGGTTAACTGTGTAACCTTCAGGAACAGAACCGTTGTTCTTGATGGCGTTGATATCGTTGTTGTTTGTACCAACGCGGAGCTCTGTATCGAGCAAGCGGGTAGCAACGAACATCAATGCTGGGGGAACAATCAACTTCTTGGGTCTAGCAGCGATCAAAAGGCCACGCTCGTCTGTCCAAGCAGCGATTTGAATGACGGCATTCTCAAGAGAAGTCTCGTTCAAGTCAGCAGCTGTGGAAGGAGTGTTGGCATTGGTGCCACCGTTCACCAAGGGGTGAGCAGAGTTCAACAAAGATACACCGTCACCGCCCACATATTGTGAGTTGTAAGCGTTGTTAAGAACAGCAGCTGCCTTAACTTGCTTGGTGTATGCCATAGCGCGGGCCAAGCCTTTGGTGTAGCGAGCAGACAAGCTGTCGTACAAATTATCCTCAATCGCCTCTTCAGTGATTGAGAATCCAAGAGCAATGGTC